CGGCCACCATCAGCAGATGGCAGCAGCTTGGAGCCAGCGGCAACGCTGGTCATTTGGGTTGATTTAACTTCAGCCATTTCGTACTCCTGCTTTTGTGTGTAGCAACCCGATTAAACCACGTAGTCGATGGTTACGACTTTTTGCTCGTTGACACGAACCGAGCCGATGGACATTGCAACGTAGATCTGGATCAGGTTGCGCTTGTCGCGGCGTGGGCCAATGTCGGTGACGATGTTTTCACCGGATCCCACGTGCACGCCGGACTTTGCCCACGCCATCGTGGTCTTTGTGCTGGTGCCGGTAAGCGCCTCATAGGGCACCCATTTGAAGCCCAGCCACTTGCCGGAAATGTCGCCCTCTTGCAGCATCTTGACTGCCATAAAGTCGACATTTGTCAGCGTAGTGTCGGACAACACGTCCTCCAGCATGCCCGCGTCGTAGGCAATGTAAAGCTCTTCTCCGTTGTGCTCGTCCGCCTCGTTGGTGCGGAACTGCTTACGTGCGGTGATGATCTTGGCCTTGGTCATACCAGTGCCGCCAGCCGCGATTACTTGCCCACCAGACAAGCTCACGCCAGCAAATGCACCAGATTCGTCGGTCTTGCGCAGTGCAGCGCCGCGTGCGGCGTCGTAAATCACCTTGTCTTTTTTGCGGTTCATGGCCGCAATACAGCGTTGCAGGTAGTCACCTTGGGGATTTGCCAGCAGCTTTGCCAAGTCGGTGCGCTCAATGGGAATGGCCACATCGTAGTCGGCCATCAAGGCAGAGCGGGTGCCAGCGTCGGGAATGGTCCACTCGGTATCGCCGTAACGGTTGGTTACTTGCGACGCCTCGACGGTGCCCATGTCATTGGCGGTAAAGGACGATCCTGTGATCATCCCGCGATTTGTGACCGTTGACTCCAGCCGGGATTCTTTTTGCTCCGCAGCGGCGACAAACGAATCATGAAACTGCGTTACAAACGCAGCGGTGATTGTGTTGTTCATTTCAACCTCGTTTACTAAAAAACGCCTTGCCGGGTTGTCTGCGGATACAGGCCCAAAACTTAGCCTGCGTTTCGGCGCGATACGCAGGCGCTGGCTTTGCGGTTATCTGGTCGCCACACCAGGCCGATGGCTGCGATAGTGCGCGTTTTAGTCAACGGATTCCCGAATAAAAAAGCCCGCAGAGCGTGAGCCGTGCGGGCGTAAAACTGGCATTGCTGCCAGCAGGGAGAGTATTGGTTATGCGGCGGCGTTGCCGTATTTCTTGGCGTAAAACGCCTGCACCTTGGCGCTGGTCGTTTTGTGATCTGGGTGCTTGGGGTTCAGGTACGCATCCGATCGCATCAGGTCTTGCACGCTATCGGCTCCAGTGCTTGCGCCTTGGGCCGGGATGCCGCCCGCCTCGCCCATCTCTTTGCCGATCTTGGCGAGGATGCGCAGGGCCACCGGGTTGTTCCCGAGTTCGTCGATGCGGGCCTGATCTTCGGGCGAAGCATAGGCACTGAATGCCTTGAATGCGTCTTTCACATTGGCTTTAAATTCTGCATCCGTTGTCCAGGTCGCGCGCAGCTCTTCGCTGGCCTTGTCCATAGTCACCTGCTGGCCACCCTGCACAAGCTCGGGCATCACGTTGAAATACTTACCCACCACAAAGTCGAATTGCTTTTGTGTCAGGCCAGCGCCCAGCGCATCGGTCTTGAACGCCTTAAAGCGGTCATCCTCTTGCCATGCTTCCTTGAGTGCATCGGGCACCGTCACCGCGTATTCGTCGGCGGTCTTGGGTGGCACATCGCCAGAACCCACGCGCTTCTCCAGCCCCGAGTACGACTCGGCCAGCTTGCGCGCGGACGCCTCCACATCCAACGCTTCGCCGTTCAGTACCCGGAACTTCTCGGGTATCCAGTCATTGCCAGCGGGCGCGGGGTCGGCCTTTGCGGTGGCCAGCAAAGATGCAGCGGTCTGCGTCGGCTGGGCAGCCCCGGCCCCTTGGCCAGCGTCACCCGCTGGCTGTGCAGATTGCGCAACGGGTGCGGCACCGGCATCGCCACCGCCAGCGGCTCCAGGCTCTGCATTCATCAGTACAAATTTACGTTTCATTTTGCTCTCCGGGTGTGCCAACGCCATGCGCGCGGTTGATCTGGCCAACGATGTAATCGAGCGGCATGCGCGCGCCTTGTCGCAGGTATGTTTTCAGCACCGCATCAATGCCACCTTCGGTCACTGCGGGCCGGGTGAATTTTACAATCAGGTGCTCCAAGACGACGCGCCCGGTGGGGTGCTCTTCAAAAAGCTCTTTGAACATTTCCGGCGTGATGGCCGGTGCTGGTGTGCCTCGTGTCATTTACACTTTCTAAAAAGCCACCCGAAGGTGGCTCTTGATGGGGTGGCGGTGGCTATTCGTAGGCACCAATACTCGGCGTTGTTGCGTGCCGTGCGTTGTCTGCAAAGTCTGTCGTAATACCGCTGTTGTAGCCTGCCAGTTTTGCGGGTGAACCTGCTTGCAGCGTGAAGTCTCCCGTTGCTGCGTTGGTAAACAGTGGGTCAGCGTTGACATGCCCCATACCAGCGCCGGGACCGGCAATGAACCCGGCTATTGTGTACAGGACACCAGCCAGAATGGCCCGCAATAGATTGTTGAACTTAAACGGCATTGATAGACCTTTAGACGACTTTGCGAACTTCTGGCGCTGTCCAGCGCACACGGAACGGCGTCGGTGTGATGCCAAAATATATCTGTAAGTACAGACGCAACCCCGATCCCGCTGCAGGTGCGCCTATGAGCGAACTGTCCCCTGTCATCTTTAATGGCTGCATGAGGTACTGTGCTGCAATGTCTGGTTCTGCGTGTAACGCAGAACCTTGGCCTACCTGTCCGTTCTGAATTGTCTGTAACCCCGGCGTCCCACCTATGTAAGAGCAGTAGAGGTAGAAGGCCACATTGTTAGTTATAGACACCCCACCAGAACCGTCATCAATCGTTAGATAGACCCGCGCTTGCAGTAAGTCATTAACGGCAAATGTTCCGCCGACTGCTGTACGACCTGCGTTAGTACCAACATCAGGCAGTAATTCAAACTTGTAAGAACCTGCGGTAACGTTATTTGGCGTAATCGTCACCTCACCATAAGGGCGACCATCCCCGTCCGTTCCGTATGTGATCGCACTCTTGGAACAGTTGCTCAAAGTCTCGCCACCATAATACGTGGCAGACACTGCTGGAATCATGTTTGCGCCAGTTGAACGGTACATTTCCGTGTTACCGCGCGAAGAGTAGATTGTGCGCAACAGAGTGGTGAGGCTGGCGCAAATGCGCCGCGCACCGTAGTATCCGGGATGCGTGCCATCACCTAGCCACGCCACATCGGCATAAGCTCCAGTGCTGACGCCGCCCGCGTTGGTCAGTGCCTGAATGTCGTGAACATAAAGCTGCGTGCCATATTCAGGTTGCGCCTCGCACCAGGCTTTGAGCCCGGTGATCGCCCCGCCGTTACCATAGTTAATGATATCTGTGCACTCTTGGCGCAGCGCTTGACTAGCTGCGAATCCCGCACTGGTGCGCTGCATTGTTGTCTGCCAAACGATCTTGCGCCCCGTGGCGAGAAAGTAGCTAATCGTCGCCTGAATATTGGCAATAGCTGTGGTGGCTACGCTGTCTCGCGTGCCTGCGGTAGTCACCCCGTTAACCACATCGTTGGTGCCGAACTGAATCAACATCACGTCCCAATCCAGCGCGGCGATAGCTGCGGGGCCTTTAGAGCCCAGTCCGCGTGTTGGACTGTTCCAGCCGCTGGTGTTTTCGCCACTTGCACCACCGTCTGCAGTAAGCACCACATCGCTCATAAAGATGGGCAGCGTCAGGTACGCCGTGGACTGGTTGGTCAGAGTGTTACGGATAGTGCGGTTCGTACCGTTATACATATCCCCGGTGACTGCGCCAGAGTACAGCGTCGCGCGCGAGTCACCATAGGTAGCAATACGGATAGCTGTCTGCGACCCACCTCCCCCACCAGCCAGAATCGCCCGCATCAACGGACTACGCAGCGGTGATTTAAGCTGCTTCTCGATCATTACTGATCAGCCTGCACAACAGTGGAAGAAGATGGCGCCGAGAACTTGTAAACCGCCCCGGCAATCGGGTTGCTACACACAAAAGCACCAGCCACCACAGACTGCACAACGGCAAAGGCAACGCCAGCCGAATTCTTCCGAAGCAATGTAGCCACGCCGGAAGAAACCTGCACATTGAAATCACCCACCGCTGGCGTGAATTCTGTGTCCAATGCCGAAACCAATGAAGCCATGTCGAACCCCTTAAATCATTGCGCCCATGATCTGGGCGCTGTTTTCGTTACCGCCTACAGCCTGCATCATCTGCGCTTGCTGCTCCTGTTGTTGCTGTTGCGCCTGCGCGTCTGATCGCTGCTTGCGAATGGCCCCCAACTCTTTGTCGGTGCGCATCAGCTTGCCTGGGACGCCTAGATACTGCCCGCGCAATTCCTCGGCGGCGTCCCAGTCGTACACATCGAGCGTTTCAGGCCGCATCTCGGCTTTTTGCATAAGCCCCTGCTCTATCCTGTCCATTGCGTTGACATCTTCCATGCGCTGCGCACGCGCCAGCGGGCTGATATACCGCACATGGAAATCACGCCCGCCCAGCGATTGCGGAGGCTGGCCCAGCACCCCGGCACGAAACGCCAGCCCGAAGCAGCGCTCAATCAGCGTTTGCAGCCACTCCGATTGCAAGCGACCATACACCGGGCCAAGCAATTGGCGGATCATGTTGACGCGCACGTGCACCTCGGTGGCGGTCATCGCTGGCCCGTCCTGGGGTTGCAATTGATCGGCCATAAACACCTTGCGGATCTGGGCTTGCAACTGCGCCTTGATCGTAAAAGCAACGTTAAAGTCTGCGCCGCTCTTGAGTTCCTTCATCGAGTCAACGCTGTTTGCAACGATGATTTTGCGCGGCCCGACTTTGATTGTGCGCGGGTTCAGTACCCCGTCATCCTCGGCAATCCACATGCCAGAAACGGCCAAATCGGCAGCGGCCTTTTCCATGCGCACAAGCTCATTCAACTCCAGCATGTCAGGCAGCGCGTGGAAGGCTGGCCCGACAGCGTAATGGCTCTGCGGAATGATCGTCCAGCGTGGCACCGAGCATGGAAACTCTTCGAACCCTTGCTCACGCACCATGTGCTTACCGTCCACCTCAACATCGCAAGACGCAAACGGTAGGTTGCGCGATAGCTTGGCCCCGTCGGCGTAGCTCTTGCGCGGCTCAATCACGCGAACAAACTGCACCATGTCGTCTGGCTTGTTCTGTACCCGGTCGCGCACTTTGTCGCTCAGGTTGTCAATGCCGAAAGTCTCAGCGGCTTGGATAGCCGACATTGCATATTTGCGGTACACCGTATCGACGCGCCCATCCTGCCGTGTGCTTGCGATGTAGCACTCACTGATCGGCCATTGCTCAAAAGAGTAGCCGCCACCGGCCATGCGGTTAATGTCGGTAAACAGCACGCACCAACCAACCGGCACAACATCAAGCATGCACTCAAACGCGGCCGCGTCAAAGTTGGCCGCGTGGATGTTTTCCCAAATCGTATCGGCTGCGGCATCGAGCCATTTGCGTTCCTCGTCGGACTCGTCGCCAACGTCCAGGGCAAACCAGCGGCTATTGGCCGGGGTCATGCCGGACATAAGCGCCGATGCCAGTATCCGCGCAGAGTCAGTGCCGGTCGAGTCCAGCCGCGATGCCGTGCGGCTGCGCGCCTGCGTGCTGTCGATCACATCGCCCAGCAGGCCAGAGCCACGCTCCGGGAATGTCATATCAAAGCAATCGCGCCAATCGGTTTCCAGGTGGCTGCGCTTGGACTTGAGTGCGTCCAGTCGCTTGACGATCTTTGCCGGATCAGATGCCATCAGGCCCCCAGTACGGTTTTGCTTGCGGTCTGGCCCTGCAATGCCCCGGTGTCGCCTGCTCCAGTGGCCAGAAGGCTAGCGCCCCGGCGTTTGTTGCGCGCTGCCAGCTTGGAATTGGCCGCTTGGCTGGCTTTTGTCTGCGCTGCCTCTGCCGCCAGCCTGGGCGCATCAATCATGGCTTGCCTTTCCTCGGCGTTGGGCCCTGGCGTGTAACCGCCGAAAGTCTGATTTACCCCTGCGTTACCACACATGGCTGCTCCTTAAGCTGGGCATACCCAACCGTCTTGCGTCAAGACAGAGCGGGTGATGGTTGTGGGGTCAATGTCTTCCAGAGCGGGCAATGCGCTGGGCGCTTGACTGGCTTCTGCGGCCTCTGCGGGCGTCTCCTCGGGCGCTTTCGGCACTTGGTCGCCGGGCTGTCGAATGTTGCGTGTGGCCATGTGGGGCTCCTTTTTTGCAGTGTCCTGCAATCCGCTGTCGGATTCCCGAATTTAGGCCCGGTGGTTGCGCACGCTGCCCTGAATGACTGGCACCACGCCGCCGTCATGCCGCACGTGCCACAGTCTCAGCAGCGCTGTTCCGTCGGCGTGCTTTGGCTCAACGTCCAGATTTTTGTACCCGGCCAGTGTGGAGCGCGGTATGCCAGTGCCTGCGCTCATGTCCTCGACACGCAGGCCGGTGCGCCGCAGGTCGTCAATAACTCGCCACCAGTCAACCCGGTGCCCCGGCTGTAAATGCTGCATCATTTCGCCTTTCTGTATTGCCACGCCACCATGGCCGCGTCCCGCTCGTGCTGGTTGCATTTCACATCCCACCCGGTAGCTGCCGCAAACTGCTTCGCATCCAGCTTCGCGCCCTTGTGCTTGGGGCTTATGCCATGGCAGGCCACGCCCATATCAGCGCACACGGCCACGATCAGCTTGCACCATGCATCAATCTCCCCGACATTGCGCGCCATTTTAAGCGCGGCTGCGCGGCTTGTGGTTGTGGTGTAGACGTGGCTGATAAGACGCGAGTCCTCAAAGATCACCCGCTCCGGTTTGTTGGCCAGGAGAAGCCCGCCGATGTAGTGCGGTTGGATGGTATCAAGGTCAACCAGTGCGCCATACTCAAACAGCGCAATACCGGTGCTGGCGCCTGGGTCGATGCCGATGATCATCGCATTAGCCCCGCAAAAGGGTTTGTGTTTGTGTACTCTTTCCACGCGCGGCCAGCTTTGATGCCTTTGATCAGGCTCACGTGCACGCCGTACCGAGCCGCCAAATTCTTGCCGGTATCGTCGCTCATGCGGATTTCGCGCGCCGCCTCAATCGTTAATTTTCCCTTGAGCCGCTTTGTCGCCGCTATCTTCGCCGCACGCTTTACGCCGCCCCATGCGCCACGCTTCGCAGCACGCTTGGCAACAGCCTGCACAGTGGACTCCACAAGATGCGCGGGGTTGATGCACCGACGCTCTCCACACGTCGTGTCAATCGGCACACGTGGCTGCAATGACCCCTTGGTAAGCTCAAACATAGCCCGGCGCACCAGCGTGCACCCGCACCCCTGCGGCTTGTAGATTGGGTGGCCTGATTGGCCGGTGGCGCCAGTCCACAGGATGCAATCGGCTTCTTCCGCCGTGCTGTCCATGATGCGCATGATCTCCAGCGTCTCAGCAATCAGCACGTTTATGCGCGGGTTGTCGTTTTTATGCATTGCGTCCTTTACCGCTACTTTTATCAGAGAACCCTGCGCACGGTTGGCGTGTGTTGGGGGCTGTTTTCATGGTTTGTCTGTCGATGTTATAGAGCAGGTTTTGCTCTATACATTGCGTTATGCCTCACAGTTCGCGCACCGTGATTTCGTATTTCGGCTTGCCGTTGCAAGTCACCATCACCGGCTCACCG